TTTCGATGAATTTTCAGCAATTTTTGGTGGTACAACACCTGAAAAATTTGTAGATACACAAATACCAAAATACGAAGCAGCGTATATCGCTAAATCATATCTATCACAATCTAACCAACTTTTTGTGTCAAGAATTCTTGGTTTATCAGGTTATGATGCGGGACCATCTTGGTCTATTAGTACAGTTGCCAACGTAAGTGGTAGTTCTGTTACTCAAAATGCTGTGTTATCATCAGTTGTTGTAACTTTCACAGGTACAACAGGTGGTACATCAACAATTTCATTTGGTTCTTTTTCATCTGCAATATTTAACACAGATTTAAACACACAATTCACATTGTCAGATGGAACTACGTCTACAATTCAAGATAAATTAAAATCATTTGTTAGTGGTGTAATATCAACTAACTCAACAAGTGCAACAACTGCTTATGTATTTGGAACACTACCTGACACATATTATAACGCTTTGACAGGTTCGGGATACACAGGGTTGACAAACGTATATGGTGTACCAAGTTTAAAGAGTACTTTAACAACTTACTCAAGTAGAGATAACGACTCTTGGTATTACTCACAGTTTGACCCAACAATTGGAAATGGTTATTCGGGATATTCTTTTGAATCAAAAATTAATACAATAACAGGCTCAACAGGTTCATTCTCGGGTTCGGTTCAGTTTTCTGCGTTTACTCAAATTGGTACCGCATTTACAAATTACAATGATGTTGTAATTGCAACTCTTCGTTCAAGAGGTGTTTCAAATTACACAACAACAACTAATCCTTTATACCAAGTAACGGGTACAACTAATGTTAAATTAGATTTTAATGGTGTATACTCAGGAGCGTCAATGAGTCCTTATTCACCATTTGGTGTTTCAGGTATTACTTACGATGGAAATACGTTTGAATTTAAAACCTCATTAGATTCTACTGATACTAATTTTATTTCTAAGGTATTTGGTCAATCTAATTTTGGAAAACCAAGTAATGAAGTTCCGTTGTTTGTTGAAGAAGAATTTAACAATTTCTTAAACTATTCATATAAGAAAGGTTATATTAGAGGCATACAGTCATCCGCAACAGCATTACCATCAGCTCAAGACGATAACTCATTAAACCGTTCAATTGGTTGGTATTTAGAACAATACCAAACACCAGAAACTCCTTATGTGGTTTCAGAGTTGAGAGGTACAAATGTTTATAAGTTATTTAAATTTATCTTAATTTCAGATGGTAACGACGCAAACCAAGAAGTTAAAATTTCAATCTTAAATGTTTCATTTAATAATGGGACATTTGATGTCGGTATTAGAGCGTATAATGACACAGATGCAAGTCCTGTTTATTTAGAAAAATTCACAAACTGCTCAATGAATGTTGGTACAAATAGTTATGTGGGTGTTAAAATAGGAACTAGTGACGGTGAATATGCTGTAAGGTCAAAATATGTAATGTTGGAAATGAGTAACGAAGCACCTGTAGATGCATTACCATGTGGATTTGAGGGTTACTTAATGAGAAATTACTACGGAGCAATTACACCATTCCCAATTTACAAAACTAAATATGATGTTGCTGGTGAAGTAATTTATCAACCACCATTTTCAACAGTTCAAAGAAGTGCTGGCGATAAAATTAATAGAACATTCTTAGGTCTTTCAGATACAATTGGATATGACCCTGAATATTACAACTATAAAGGAAAACAAAATCCAAATAATCTTGCAACGGCAACCACATCACAAGAATGGGATTTCTTGTCAAAAGGTTATCACATGGACTCAGGTGCAACTGTGGTTACAATTTCAAACGTTTATAGTACATCAGGTACTTCGGCTTTTGAAGTTGGTAATGCGTCGTTCACTTCTGACCCAACGGACCCAACAAATCCATACTACAGAATCCAATCAAGAAAATACACATTGTTTGCACGTGGTGGATTTGACGGATGGGACATTTATAGAAAATACAGAACAAACGGTGACAACTATGTATTAGGTGGTTCGGGTTATATGAAAGGAGCTGCACCATCAACACAATTCCCAACAGCAACTGGATGGGGAGCGTTCAAACAAATCACAGTTGAGGGTAACTCAACACAATGGGCAAATACTGATTACTACGCATACTTATTAGGACAACAAACATTTGCTAACCCTGAAGCAACTAATATTAACGTGTTTGTAACACCAGGTATTGACTTTGTTACTAACTCAAACTTAGTTGAAGATGCTATTGACATGATTGAAACTCAAAGAGCAGATTCATTATACATCATGACTTGTCCTGACTATAACATGTTTGTTGATACTACAACATCACCAGCAACTGATTTAATCTACCCAACTGAAGCGGTTGATAACTTAGACGGTACTGGTATTGATTCAAATTACACAGCAACTTATTACCCTTGGGTATTAACAAGAGATACTGTTAACAATACACAAATTTATCTTCCAGCAACAGCAGAAGTTTGTAGAAACTTAGCGTTAACTGATAACATTTCATTCCCTTGGTTCGCATCTGCGGGTTACACAAGAGGTATTGTAAATTCGGTTAAAGCTCGTAAGAAACTTACACAAGACGACAGAGATACATTGTATCAAGGTAGAATTAACCCAATTGCAACTTTTTCAGATGTTGGAACGTTGATTTGGGGTAACAAAACTACTCAAGTTGCTGAATCAGCTCTTGATAGAATCAACGTAAGAAGATTGTTATTACAAGCTCGTAAGTTAATTTCAGCAGTGGCTGTTAGATTGTTGTTTGAACAAAACGATGACAAAGTTAGACAAGATTTCTTAGACTCTGTTAATCCAATCTTGGATTCAATCAGAAGAGATAGAGGTTTAATTGACTTTAGAGTTGTTGTAACAAACACACCTGAAGACTTAGACAGAAATACAATGACAGGTAAAATTTACCTTAAACCAACAAAAGCTCTTGAATTCATTGACATTGAGTTCTTAATTACACCAACAGGAGCTTCGTTTGAAAATATCTAAAAATAAACACGGGAGAAGAAATAAAACTCTTCTCCCTATTATTTATATAAAACTATGGAATTCACAAAAAAAATATTAATGGAAAGTTTAGAGGTACCAACTAATGGTAAAAAAACTTATTCTAAAAAACCACAAAACATTGTTTTAACTGAATCACAGTTAGAAAGTATCATTTCAAAATTATCAAAAGACAAAAAGTAATGAATTTAAAAAAATCAATTAGAAGACACTTGTTGGAAATGGTAACTGAGGGTATGGACCCATCAGGATTACCTGACCACAAATATTATGCTTTTGATTGGGATGACAATGTAATGAACATGCCAACAAAGATTATGATTTTGGATGACAAAGATAATGAAATTGGTATGTCAACAGATGATTTTGCTGAACACAGAAACGAATTGGGAAAAAAACCATTTGTATATAATGGAAAAACGATTGTTGGTTTTGCGTCAAATCCTTTTAGAAATTTTAGAGGTGAAGGTGAAAAACAATTTTTGGTGGATGTAATGTCGGCAAGTTTGGGACCATCATGGGACGATTTTGTTGAGTGTGTTAATGGTGGGTCAATTTTCGCCATCATCACAGCTCGTGGACACAACCCGATGATTTTAAAACAAGCGGTTTACAAACTCATCAAAAATAATGTGAGTGGTTTGGACCAAGAAAAATTGGTGGAATCATTAAAGAGATATCGTGATTTTACAGGTGAGGATATTAAAGATGACAATACAATGATTAAAGAATATTTGGATATGTGTCGTTTTCACCCTGTATCATTCGGAACTGGTTCTGAAGCCAATCCTGAAGAGGGAAAAATAAATGCGTTAAGAGAATTTATCACTTATTGTAAGGAACTTGCAAACAAAGTGGGTGGTAAAGTATTGTTCAAAAATGATGTGTCCAATAATTTTGTGGTACCTTCAATAGGTTTCTCAGATGACGATGAAAGAAATGTGGAAAAAGTTAAAGAATTCTTAAACAAAGAATTTGGACTAGAGCATCCAGTAACAACTTATTTAACTAAATCACAAACTAAAACAAAATATTAATATTTAATATAACTAATAAACTAGAACGCCTAGAAAATATAATACAAAAATTTTGAACAATCAAGTATTTATAGGTAAATAAACTAAAATAATTAAAACAAAAAATATAATAACATGGCTGACTTATTAATGAAAATGCCCGACCCGTATGAACCAAAACGTAAAAACCGATTTATTTTGACGTTTCCTACTTCATTGGGTATTAATTCTTGGTATGTAGAATCTACTGCCAGACCAAAAATAACAATTGCATCAAAAGAAATTCCTTTCTTAAATACCAAAACTTATGTTGCTGGTATGTTTGAATGGGGAACAATTGGTGTTACTTTCCGTGACCCTATTGGACCATCAGCTGCTCAAGCTCTTATGGAGTGGGTTCGTTTACACGCTGAATCAGTAACAGGTCGTATGGGATATGCTGCTGGTTACAAAAAGGATATTACTTTGGAAATGTTAGACCCGACAGGTGTTGCGGTTGAAAAATGGATTTTACAAGGTTGTTTCCTAACAGACGTGGACTTTCAGGGTGTGGCATATACTGATGACGGTTTACAAACCATCACAGCGACACTTCGTCCTGATAGATGTATCTTAGTTTATTAATATTTCATTTACAAAAAACAAAGTCAGTTTATATTTAAAGCCAGGGGTAATCTCTGGCTTTTTTTATGGAAAACGAAATACAATACGGACAAATGAATTTTAACTTACCACACGATGTGGTACCACTACCTTCACAAGGTTTATTTTATGCTAATAAAAAGAAATCAGTTAAGGTTGGTTATTTAACTGCACAAGATGAAAATCTATTAGCCAATACCAATAAAGGTATTATGAATGTAATAAATCAATTATTAAAAACTAAAATTTACGAACATGATTTTAGAATTGATGATATGTTAACTGGTGATGTCGAAGCCATTTTAATTTTCTTAAGAAATACCGCTTTTGGAACTAAATATAAACTTAATTTAGTTGACCCCAAAACCGGAAATCTTTTTGAAGCCAATATTGATTTAAGTGAAATAAATATTAAAGAACAAAAAGTTCAACCTGATTTACAAGCACTATTTTCAACAACATTACCAATGTCTGGTGATAATGTTAAATTACGTATTTTAACTTATGGTGAGGAAGCTCTAATTGATGATGAAATGGACAAATATCCTGTTGGTGTTATTGCACCAAAAATCACAAGAAAATTAGAAGCTCAAATAGTTTCAATAAATGGCAATGAAGACAAGAGTGAAATTGTTAAGTACGTCCAACAAATGCCGATAATGGATTCAAAACATATTAGAACATTTTTAAAAGATGTTGAACCAAGATTAGATTTAAACAAAAAAACACAAACCCCGTCTGGAGAAATGATTGATGTAAATGTCAGTTTTGGGGTGGACTTTTTTCGCCCTTTCTTCGGATTATAAAAAAATAATATTAGACGAAACATTTTTCTTGGTCAAAAACGCCAACTTCTCTTATGTTGATGTTATGACTATGCCCACATATGAACGTAAATATTTTATAGGTAAGGTAATAGAAGAGTATGATACCATACGTGAAGAACGAGAAAAATCCAATAGATAATATTTATCATTATGGCAGGTGAAAATATTGTTGACGAAACAAGCAAAGCGGTTGACGGACTATCAAAAAAAGTTACCGCTTTACGAACCGCAATAACAAGCACTTTTGATTTAACACCAAACGGGTTAAAAAAGACAATAGAAGATGCGTTTGACACAATAAGTAAATTTCAAGACAAAAACATATCAGTAGCAAGAAGTTTAGGCCAAGGAGCTGGATTCGCAAAAAGTATTGAAGGTGAGTTTGGTAAAGCCGCGGTTACCATTGTTGCAATGGGTGGTAAACTTGAAGATGTTTTTGATATCTACAAAGGAATTAATAACGAGTTAGGAAGAACAACCTTTTTATCCGAAAAATTTTTAGTAAACGCAAAGGCGATTAAAACTTTTGGTGTTGATGAAAAAACAATTAATAGTTTTGGAAGTTTCTTTGATAAAGTTGGTGGAGGTATGGACGCCTCAATGAGTAAACAAATTGAATTAGTTAATACAGCACAAAAATACGGATTAAATACTGGTCAATTTTTAACTACAGTTGCGGGTAAATTAGACATTTTAACTAAATACGGTTTCCCAAAAGGTGTTAACGACTTAGCATCTATGGTTGCTAAATCACAAGTGTTAGGTGATACATTAAGTGTTGCACAGAATTTTGCAGACCAAATTATGGATAGTCCTGAAAAGGCTTTTGAATATGCAGCACAATTACAGACATTGGGTGGTTCATTTTCACAATTAGGTGATGGTGCTCAATTGTTATATATGGCACAAAATGATTTAAAAGGATTAAATGACCAATTAATTAACGCAACAAGAGGTATTGCAACATTTAATGAAGAATCAGGACAATTTGAAATAAGTGCAAATGAAAGATTAAGATTAAGAGGATTAAAAAATCTTGGAATTGATGCCGATAAAATTGAAGAGGCGGCATTAAAATTAGCTAAAAACGAAAAAATACTAAGTGGTTTTAAAGGTGTTGCGTTTGACGGTATGTCCGAAGAAGACAAACAAACACTGGTTAATATTTCTGAAGTGGGTAAAGGTGGTGAAATTAAAATTGGTGGAAAAGGATTGGAAGAATTAAATAGAAGCCCTGAAACACTTACAAAACTTTTAGAACAAGTTCAAAACAAAGGAAATCAATTAAGTACCGACAAAAGTAACGTAGATGTTGTACAATCACAAATGTCGGCAAATGAACAACTTACAACATCAACAAATCAACTTAATACCATGTTTGCGTCAACAATTATCAGGACTGATAATTTTTCTGTGGGTTTAGACACCGTGGCAAACAAATTAACACAAGTTGGTGGTACTATGAATAATTTTGTAACTAAAAATAGTGATGTTATGACCGGCGCTTATAATAAGTTTTTGACAGATACACCAAAAACAATTGACGACTTAGTTAAAAACGCAACAGGTGGTGTGACGGAAGGCAAGGCATTGGAAAAACCAATTGAGGTTAATCAAGTTGTTACTATTAAGGCTGAAGGTTTAGACGTTGATTTTGCAAACATTATTAAACCAATTATTAAAGATTATCTTGAATCAAGGATTAAAAAGGTTGCTTTAAAATCTGGTTATAGTGAATAATAATATTTAAAAAATTCTGTTTAATCTATTTATTAGAAACAGTATAAGATGGCAGACAGCTTATTATCATTTTCAGCATCAGAACAATTTAGAAAAAAAATAATTGTTTCTAATTTAGAGCCTTATTTTGTAAAAGGTTCAACCACCCAAGCTTTACCCAAAAACCAAACTTATACTAAAGAAACAAAATGGATTGATGTACCATTGGTAAATCAACCTGACATGATTGATACATCTATTCCCGAAAAGAAAAGATTATACACAGTTAATCAATATGGTCCTAATGGTGGATATAAAACAAGTGCAAATGTTGATTTAGTTGTTAATGACGCTAATGAAGGAGAGTTCAATTATTCTAGCCCACAAACAAAAAAGTTTGACGAAGCCAAGTTTTCACAAAAAAATCTAATTACCAAAAACTTATTTGGACCACAAGACGGGTGGGGTGACGCATCATCAGAGTTAAATCTAATTATTAGACAATTAACAACTAGAGCAGAATATTATACATTCAAAGCATCAAGTTATTCCCCAATTAATATTTTATTAAGTAAGGACCCAACAGGTACACTTGGAACACTTTCACAAGATTCAGCACTTGCACAAATTGCGGCAACAAGATTGAGAAAATCTTTTGAAGACTCAATTGCCTTAGAAACATACCAACAAACAATAGGTAGAGCCAACGTCCTTCAAACAGGAAGTGACCCATATAGAATATTAAACCTAATAACAGGTAGACAACCATTAATTGAACCTGATTGGCATATAACAGTACCTGATAGTATTATTGGAAAAGGATTAGATTTTATATCAAGAGTAACTGGTGTTTATTCACCATATTCATATATCCCTGGTGATTATTTTAACAACGTAGGTAAGAAAAGTGTTTTAAATCAAGTTGTTAATAAAGTTAGTCAAGTTTTTGGATTTCCAGCGGTATTACCAAGTAAGAAAAGTTCTTCAGATGTATTTTTGGCATACACAAGCGGTGGTTCAAGAAAAGTATTATTTAATAATTTATCATTAAACTATTATGCACCTGACTACAAAGCCAATTTCCTAAGTAATTTAAATTTAACAGCACCTAAAGGTAACTACTATATTGGTAGTAGAACATCTGAACCATTAGATATTGTATCACCTTCAGGACAAATACCTGTTAATCAATTTGGTATTGAGGTTGAAACAAATGTTTATGGGCCAAGTAACTTAGGTAAGTTATATGAAAACAATGTTGATTTTAAATTTGGATTAAACCAAACCCCTACCATAGAGGGTGGTGGTGTACAAGGTGGATTCACATGGGTATCACCAAAATATAAAGGAAATGCCGGTCAGAAAGTGGGTGTTGGTGGAGCACTTAAAGGACAAGACCCTGAGTACCAACCAATAGCTGCAAACTATACAAGAAGTGAATCAACGGCATATCCACTTAAACAAGGTGGTATTTTAGATGACACACAAAGATTAATTAATTCACAACCAGCAGGTGGTAAAAGATTACAACACGTTGGTAACGCCATTGACCAAGTGTCTAAGGTGTTTAACGATGGATATAAGGAGATAACTAAAGGTTCAAGGGTAATCCGATACACGGACAACAACGGTATCTTTAAAGGTGAAGAATACGGTAGAGTATTTGCAAAAGATATTCCATATTACGATAACCAAAAGTTGGTTAAAAGTGATGGTAATATTAGAAAACACCCCTATTCTATTTTAGATTCAACATACAACTTAAACATGTATCCAACATCAGGTCCCGAATCTACAACTTTGCAAGGGGGACAAGTTAAGAAGTATATGTTATCATTAGAAAATCTTGCATGGAGAACATCAAGAAGACCTGGTTATAGATATACCGATTTACCTGAATCTGAAAAAGGACCAAACGGTGGTAGAGTTATGTGGTTCCCACCCTATGATTTAACATTCTCAGAAAACAACTCAGTTAATTGGGAAGCAAATACTTTTTTGGGAAGACCTGAAGACATCTATACTTATAAAAACACAAGTAGAAGTGGTACTTTGGGTTTTAAAGTTATTGTTGACCACCCCTCAGTTATGAATTTATTGGTTAATAGGGTGTTAAACAATACTGCGTCAAGTCAGATTGCTGACCAAGTTATTGATTCATTCTTTGCGGGACTTACAAAATTTGATATATACGAATTATCAAAAAGATATAACAACTTCTCAACCACAGAATTATCACAAATTCAAAAATTAATTAACGGCTCAAGTAACCCCGAAAAGATTAAAGACACAATTAATCAATCTTTAAATGTTGGCGGAGACGCCGCTGGTGGTTCACTAAACTCTAATTCAAATGTTGGACAACAAGTATATACCCCACAATTAAGTGCATACAAATCGACACAGTTTTATTTTGATTACAACACTGGTGGTGGAACAAACTACTCAAACAATGTTGTTTCATATACAACAAGTGGTAATTTCAGTAAAATTAACCAATCACAACAAACTTTAATTTCATCTTCAGAAAACGCTCTTACGGGATTTACTGAAAGTATTAAAAGTTTATTGTCATCAAATGCCAACGTAACTATTGAAATTAGAATACGTTCAAATAGTTCATATAATGAAGGAACCAATATTGAATCTGAAAGAAATACATGTGTTGAAGACACAATTAAATCATTACTTAATAATGACAAAAGAGTAAAGATTGCCAAATCAAACGGTGCTGCGGATGAAACAATCCAACCACTTAATTACAAATGTAATACAACAACAACTGACCAATATGGTACAGGACCTGTTGGATGTAGAAGAGTTATTATTGAAGATATTATTGAAACACCTTTACCAAATTTAAACAATCCAAATGGTGGTGTTGCAACAGGGGGAATATCAAACCTTGATAGATTATTAAATCAAAATGATACACAAAACGGTAATAACCCGAACAACCCAAGTGTTCCAACACAAGAGTCAATTAGTAAACAAGTTATTAGAAAACTGTTAAGTGAAGCCGATTACTTTAAGTTCATGAAAGAAAGTAATCCTTTTGTTTATGATTCCTTAAGAGAAAAGTTAAAATATTTTCATCCAGCGTTTCACTCAATGACACCTGAGGGATTGAACGAAAGATTAACTTTCTTATTACAATGTACAAGACCTGGTGATACAATCCCAACAAAACAACCTGGCGGTACATTGATTGATAAGGACGCAAGAAACACAGCGTTCGGAGCACCACCAATTTGTATTTTAAGGGTGGGGGATTTTTATCACTCTAAAGTTGTAATTGAGAGTTGTAATTTTTCATATGAAGATGGTAAATTTGATTTAAACC